AAAAGTTGCACGATCTGTTGGACTTGAAAAACCACTATTGTCATCCGATTGTAATTTAAAAGTAATTGTTGGTGTTGATGTACCACTTACTCCATAACAATGAACAGCAGCATAACAACTATCCCCGGAAGCAACTGCGCCTAATTGATAAGCTGCACTATTTCCAGAAGCTGTAAGCCCTGTGTCTAAAGCAATTGTTCCTCTTACAACAATATCTGATGAAATTGATTTACTAATACTAAATGGTGTTAGCTCTCCGACTGTACCAAATATTGAATAACTAAATAAAGTTGATTTCATAAAATAAGCTGTGTTGCCTATACCTGCGTCTGGTACAGCTGTAACAATTAATTCATTGCCAATACTTGTACCAAGTAAAGCGTCTGGTTGATTTGCCCCGGCGCTGAAAAAACCATCTAATGAAAACGTTGAATCTTTAGTACCACCTATTTTAGTTTTATAACCCCCACCATTAATTACAGTTGCATCTAATTCTTCTGCTGTTATTTCTAAATTGATTGCTGTTGTATGTGAACTTAAATCATAACCACCGATGAAAGCCTTGCCGTCGTTAAATACGAATATAGCCATTTACTTTTTCACTTCTTCCCACGCTTCATTAACATCTGGTGTACTTTTGTCATCACCTATAAATTTTCCGTTTTCTGTTCTTGTTCTTTTTTTATTAGACTTACTTATTTTAGTAGCTTTTATATGTCCACCGTATATTAGTGACTTAGCAACTTGTTCATCATCAATAGTAATAATATCGCCTTTGATTTTATCCATTACTATTTTATTTCCTATGATTTCATATTTAGCCATTTAACTAGTTCCTTTCGTATAAACTTGAATTTCTACATTAGCACCTATTGCGTCAATACCATTAACACTAACATCTGCACTAATATTTGTAACGCTTACACATCTTGAAGATGTATCGGCTAAACCAAGTGTACTATTATTAAATATAGCTTGTCTTATGCTTGTTCCACCTTGTCCTGTAATAAAGGTCGCTAACTTATCTTGTCCACTTCTACTATCTGTTCTTTGACAAGCAACTAAAATATCAAACGTATAAAGATCTGTTCCACGTTGCATTGATGTGTCAAAATCAATATTTGTAGGAACTATAAACGCAACCGGAAAGTTTAAACCTAAATCCGGGACTGTGTCGTAAACTCTTAAACCTGTAATGTTGTCGTTTAGTGTTGTTTTTATAGCGTCTGCAATTTGGCTCAATGTAGCCATTACGCTACACCTAGAATTGTACCTTTACGAAATGGCGCTAACAATCTTGTGACCTCACGATTTTGTTGAATATTAACAACTCCGAAATCGCCAACACCTGCAATACCTAGTGGTGCATTTCTCATTGCAAACAACTCTGAAGATAACATTAACGCTGCTTGTCTTATTGGCTCTGGTACTGCTGACCAACCCCACTTAGCTGTAATTTCGGCATTCGCCCTGTTACTTGATAGATCAAGTGGCCATTGATTTGTACTTGAAGCAATAAGGTCAACAATATAAAAAGGTGTGGTTAATATACCACCTGCAACGCTGTTTAAAGGTAATAACTGATAATTTGCTGCAACAACTGTTGTTTCATACGTTCCGTCGTCGTCATCATCATATTTGACAACTAAACCTGTTAATGTGTAAAAATCATCTACACGAAGCCTATATGGATCAGTTGTGAAATATTTCCGTGATGTTGCGTTTGTGTCTGCATAAAATATACGACCACAAAAAGCGTCAATTTGACGACTTGCAGCTTCTACACTTTCCTCAAGTAGAGTATCGTCGTTTCCATCGCCTATTCCGACGAATGATTTTAAACCACTTAAAGTACAGTACCCGTTGACAATTGCCATACTAAGTTCCTGTTACTTCTTTTTTTCTACTTTTTTTTCGGTACTAGGTTTTTTACTAGCTGTTTCAACTTTGCCACCCAAATCTTTGATAGCTTTTTTAACTTCTTCAGCACGTTTTGCCTTTCCGTATGTTTCGTAATGTTTTAATTCTTCTTTTAATGCTTTAATTATATCTTTGCTCATATTGTTCTTTCTTTGTGGTTCGGTGTGTCGGTTGCCCGACACACAAAACCAATATTGTTATCCTATCTTCTAATTAGAAAGTAGGTGGAACGAAACCTGTTCCAGATACATAAGCTGCACCTGCTGGGTAACGCCCGGAAGCAAATGCTGAATATCCATAAACAACCATTTTGGTTGTAAGGTTTCCTGCGTTTGTTTCCTCAAATTTGAGTTGCATAACTCCGTCCTCAAATATTTTGAGATCGTCCATTTTAATAGCCCAAAGTAAATCCTCGTTACCACCTGCGCCACCGTTTGTTTGAACGTTAGCGTCTGTTATAACTGGAAGTCCCAATAAAGTACCAACTACGTTTCCGTATTTAGCAGCTTCTCCAACACCTACGGCGTTGTCTGGGTTATTACCTATTGGTAATACCAATGGTCTGTTGGTTGTATCTACACCTGCTGTGAAGAAACCCCAACGTCTTGGGTGCATAAATATGGCTGTTGCCGGTGCAAATCTGTTTGAGTTAACAGTTTGTACAGCGTTAGCCAATTTAGGAAATGCCTCTGCAACAGTTGGCGAAGCGTCAGTATAAGTGATTGCTCCGATTCCTGTAACTTGAATCATTCCGGTATGTTGCCCGTTAGCTCCAGTACCAGTCCACATTTGTGAATCCATTGTTGTGTAATATGCTGAAAGTAAGTCTTGGAAAATAACATTTTCTAATGAAAATCCACTTCCGCCACCTCTTTCAAGAGCTTGTCTTGAAACATCTTGTTGACCTGCAATAGTGTTAACTGGTACAGTCAATAAAGTGTCATCAATATTTGTCTCTGATACAGCAGTATTTTCAGTAGCTTGTGGAGCTGTTGTTGATCCAGTTGTAATTCTTGAAATCTCGATTTGATTTCCATATTCTGGTAACTGCTCTTTAGAAGCAGCATTGTAAAACGCTGATCCTGCTCTTGCTATTGGTGCGTACATATCTAGCAAATATTGTGGAACAACTAAGCCGGTAAAAGCTCCCGTTCCAACATCTCTTGCTTCATACTCTTGGTGTGAATTTAAACGTTCTTGTGCGTTATAATCGCCCTTACGTGATGAATAAGCGTCCTTAATAAAGCTATGAGCGCCCTCTTTTCTATAAAGAGCAGGTTCATTGACTTCAACTATGGCTTCTTTATCGCCTAAATCTTCATCTTCAACACCTAAGTTATTTCGACTTTCTTTGACTGCTTTCAAAGTTTCAGTAGCTTCTCTAGCTTCTTCAATCTTTTCGTTTAGGTCTTTTACTTCAATGTGAAGTGCTTTTGATCTATCGAATTTATCGTTAAATCCCTCAGCGCTTACATCTAAAGTATCAAGAACTTCAACAAGATTAATAAGTTCAGCTTCTTTACTATCTCTAGCTTCAATTAATTTTTTCATAATATCCTTAGTAATTGTTTTTTATACTTCTGCGTAAGGTGTGTAATTAAGTGTGATATACGGCTTATGACACGGCGTTACGACTGTTTGCGAATACCGTCCCTTTCAAGTTGCATTTTCAACAACTCTACTTTTGGATTGCTTCGCTTTTTATCAGTTTCCGTATCTATTTCCGTGTTAACTTGTTCAGTTACTTTGCTAATAAAACTTTCTAATACTTCTGTGGCTTGGTCGCCATTTCTAGCTTCAGCCAAACTTTTATGTAAAACTTCTATATCTATTCCACGTAACTTTGCACCTGCCCAAGGATTTGCCGGGTATGTTACAACTGAAACATCAAATAGTCTTGCTTCTGATACAAACCGTTCATCTCCTTGTTGGTTAAATTCATCACGTACTGCTGCAAAGGCAAATGACATTTCGTTTAAGTCGCCACGCTTCATTGCACTTGCTACTTCTGCAACTTTTGGGTTTGTTGGATCTAATTCAGCCCTAACAAATAAGCCATATTGATCTTCTTCTAATTCTAATGTTCCACTTGAAGTTCTTGCTAATGGAATACCGTCGTGATTCACTAAAAATCTTACATCGTCTTGTTCTTGTAAGGTTTTCTTAAAAGCACCCGGACTTATAGTTTCGTCATATACGCCCTTGTTGTCTCTTACTCCATACGGCTTGTTGAATACTGACGCGTAACCTGTAAATAATAAAGTATCTGTGTTGTCATCATTGCGTTCTTCAACTGCTGAAAAAGTAAAACTTCTATTTTCTGTTAATTTTTCCATTTCTTTAAGAATAGTGTTGCGTTTTTGTGTGTCTATTGTTTGTGATATAGCAACTACACTATCAAATTCTTTTTGCAATCTATACCCTTTCATTTTTTTTGGTTTTGCTTTTGGTTTTGTTTTTTTAGTTGTATAGATTTTTCTTGGTTCTAATTCGTTTTCAGTCACAAGTTGTGCAACTTTTCTATCTGCCCAGTCCCCTGCTTGTGTGGGATTAGTCCAAGGATTTGAACCCCAAAGTAAAAAAGCCACGTCGGACGCTCTGTAAGTATCTGAATCATTAGGATTTGATTTTTCACGATCTAGGTCGGATAAATGTCGTTTATGCCACGCACCCATTCTAACAATCTTATCTACACTAACATCTTCGCCGTTTGCCATAGAACGTGCCTCACGCTTTGTTTTATCTGTAAGTCCGTCCCCTGCTTTGTTTAAATTATCTAAACCACGTTGTGCGTTCTCTTGCATAAACTTTGGTGGTTTTCTGTCAACTGCTCTTAGTTCAGCTTCTATTACTAATTCATTTTG